TGCTAGAGCAATCTTTGCCTGCTCTTGGCTCTGAATCTGTAGAAGGACAGAAAGCACTGGCTGCTATTCGTCAACTGACAGGTCTGATGGGTCCAAGAAAGAACAAAACCAACGAATTGCAGCAATCTGAGATACTTCAGTTGCTACAGACGCTTCCACAGGCAGGTGGCGCAACGCCTGAAGGAAGAGCGATGGCACAAGCGCCGATTCCTGGTATGCCTCCGCAAGGTGGCGCACCTTCACCATCCCCAATGTAAGGAAACATCATGGATTTGTTCAAACCCCGTGGCGCAGCAGCCCCTCGCCGTCCTACTGATAACAATCAGCAGCACGGTGTTGTAACCAACACACCTCGCTTTTCTCAGCTTGGCGGTTTGTCAGCCCCTAACAAGGTTGGCAAAACTGGCATGGCTGTCCAGAAGCCTGGTGACGGCAAAAAAGTTATTTAACCAAGACTAGAGGGTAATCATGTCTTTAGAAAATCTGTCCTTAGAAACTCGTGACGAGTTAGCTGCGCTGGCTCAAACACTTGCTGAAAACCCTAGTTCCCGCAAAGACTTCTTGCGGATGGTTAAAAAGGTCAAGCCTGACCTGCCTATTCCCGAACTGGAACTGGAAGACTACACACACAGAGCCGTCAGCAAGTCTGAAGAGCGTGTGCAGCAACTAGAAGCCAAGCTACGTGAGCGGGACGCTGTTGAAGAACTTAACAAGCGTAGACAAAACCTTTTGAAAAAGGGCAAGATTTCTTCTGAAGACGAGATTGCTGAAGTCGAAAAAATCATGCTGGAGCGTGGCATCAACAACCACGAGACAGCAGCGGAATATCACGCTTGGATGAAGCAGGCGGCTGTGCCGACTTCTTCTGGTTACAACCCTTCAGCCGTCAAACAATTTGACCTGAACAGTTACTGGAAGAATCCCGCAGCAGCAGCTAGAAACGAAGCGGTAAAGGCTCTCAATGACCTGCGGAAACCCGTCAGGCCTATTGGGTTGTAAGAGGGTATTGTTTTTTAATCTGTAAATAGGAGGCCTTATGGCTATTGGCGGCGGCATCCTACCAGCAACAGGGTCATCTCAATTTACAGAGTTGACCTACGTTACTCGTAGGGCTTTTATTCCCAAGCTGGTTGTCCAGCTTTATAACTCGACACCCTTGATGGCTGCACTGATTGCTAACAGTCAGCAGGCTTCTGGTGGTGTCTCTTCTGTAACCGTACCCGTGCAGGGCGCTCAGTTTGTGAACGCACAGTGGTCTGACTACTCTGGCTCTTTTGCCCAGCCTTCAGTCCAGCAAGGCGCATACAACGCTGAATACGACCTGAAATTGATGATTTCTCCTGTGCCTTTCCTGGGCATGGAGGGTGCAGTACAGCAGGACGCAGCAATTATTCCTCTGATCGAAGCTCGCATGAACGATGCGACCAACGTGATGATGGACGCAATGGCTACAGCCTTGTACAACAACACCACCAACACTCAACAGTTTATTGGTCTGCCTGCTGCGATTTCCTCTTCTGGCACTTACGGCAACATTGACCGCTCTACCTACACTTGGTGGCAGTCCAAACAATACGCCGCTGGCTCTGTGAATCCCACACGCCAGAACGTATTGCAGTACATCTCTGGCACAGTGAAGAACGGCGCTGAAATGCCTTCTTTCGGTGTGTGCGGTTTTGGTACTTGGACCTTGTTGGCTCAAGACTTTGTGGGCCAAGAGCAGTATGTCATCACCCCTGGCTCTGGCTTTGATGGTGACCCTAACGGTCCTCAAGCTGCTTTCCGTGCATTGATGGTTGCTGGCGTACCTATCTACCCAGACCCATACTGCCCTGAAGGTACTATGTACTTCATCAACACCAACTACTTGTCTCTGTACATCCACGAGCAAGGCTCGTTTGTGTTCACAGGCTTTGAGTCCACACTTCCCAACTGGCAGATTGGTTATGTTGGCGCAGTTTTGATGATTGCTGAGTTAATCAACGTCAAACCTAAAGCCATGACCAAGGTGACTGGTTACAACTACCTCTCACTGTAAGGAGTACACACCATGTCTTTAAGCGCAAATAAAATCCTACTGGCAAATGCCGCAACGAACACCGCTGGTGCTTTCCTCCAGCCTCAGTCGCTCGGCAATGCTACCGCCACCATTCCTGCTGGCTTCTATCAAGTGTTGGCTACCGCTAACGTGACTATTGAGATGAACACCAGCAACAACATTTCTAGCCCCACATGGGTTGTGGCTCTTGCCAACAACACCAGCGGCTTGATTTGGAGTGATGGAACCAACTACCGTGCCAACGTGTTGGCTGGTACTCCTACTATTACCTTGTACGCATCCAATGGCGGTCAGTCTGCCAGCGGTACTTACAACTCATAATAGGGGTACGGCATGAATGCGAATCATGTAGGGGCTTTGTACCCTGACAACTTTGGCAGTTTTGCTGTCTGCGCTCCTAAAGCTCCTATTTTTTTGGGAGCAACTGGTAACGCCGTTGCAACGCTTGCTCAAAGTAACAATACGTCATTCATTGTTCGCCGTGTAACCGTTTGTCAAGCTAGTGGCAGTGTTGCTCTTGCAAATGTGACCATTCTGACCAGCTCAGATGGCAACACATCCAACGCAGTGACCAACGCAGCCGCTCTTACGACCATTACAGGAAGCACAAAGTTTCAAGATTTGCCACTGTCAACCGCATCGGCAACTAATGTTTACTCAAATTCCTTGTATGTGTACGTGGGTACAGCAGCCGCAGCTAACAACTCGGTTGAAATCACGGTTTACGGTGACGTTGTAACGCTATGAGTGAGGTCTGGGTAACCAACGAAAGCGATAAAGACTTAGAAGCCTCTTTCGCTTTTGCAGATTACAAGTTTCCTAAAGGCAAGACCGTACAGGTTCCTTTAGGGGCTGTAAAACACATCTTTGGTTACATGGACCCCAATAAAGAGAAGTATTTGTCCTATTTGGGCTTCATACGTCTTCACAGTGAACTTGAAGAAGGACTAGAGAGGCTTGCAAAGTTCAAGATTTCTGAGCAACCTCCCGAACAGAACCGCTCGTTACCCTCGGCGGTTGGCGTAATACCCTTGCGGATTGAAAAATCCGCAGGGGGAAAGGTCAATTCCAAAGCCGCCTAATTATGGACGCTAAATGGCAACCCTCTCGACTTATCTTACGCAAGTTCAGCGGCTGTTGCACGATGCCAATGGCGTTTTCTGGTCCGATTCTGAACTAACAGATTACATCAACGAGGCTCGTGAGAGAACAGTCAGGGATACTGGCTGTCTGCGAACCTTGCAGGTGACGTACACACCCCTGTCTAGTACAGGTGTGGCAGCAATACAGTGGGCAGCAGGCACAACTTTGACTGCTGGACAATTTGTATTCTCTGGCATCTTTATTTACCAGGTCGTTACGGGCGGCACGTTGGGAAGTACAGTCCCTCCCTACCCTTACGGTAACCAAGCCTACCCACCCAGCACAACATTTACCGTGTCTGGCAGTACAGGCATGGTGTTCCAGTACGATTCTCCGTGTGAAATTATCAGTTTGGGCGCTTTGCCTAATGCTTTGTATACGTTGGATGTTCTCAACGTTACGTTGTATTGGGGCAACAGTCGTATTCCGCTGCGCTACTTGCCGTGGACTAACTTTAATGCTCAGTTGCGCTATTGGCAAAACTACGTAGGCAGGCCTGTGTGCTTTTCTACGTATGGACAAGGGCAGTTGTACATAGGTCCAATCCCAGACCAAAGCTACGCTATTGAGGTAGACACGATTATTCTGCCTACAGCTCTGTCTGCTACCAATCCTAGCGTGACTGACCAGATTGTGGACCCGTACACAACGCCTGTGCAGTTTTATGCGGCATACAAAGCCAAATACAAAGAACAGTCTTATGGTGAAGCGGAAATCTTCAAGCAAGAGTATGCTAAACACATTCAAGCTGCGATAAACAGCACGTTTACCCGTAGAATTCCTGACCCTTACTCTTCACCGTACTAATCATGGCAGCAGCAGAGCAAAAAAAGTCCTATGCTGTCATCAAAAACTTCAAAGGCTTAAACACCAAAGCCAACAGAACGGCTATTGATGAAGAGGAATTTGCGTGGATAGAGAATGCCATGCCCATAGGGTTTGGCAACATCAAGATTGTCCCAGGTCAGTCAGCACTCACTTCTGGAAATACAGCCGTAAATTTTGGTAACACGGTCACTGTACTCACCTCCGCAAATATCAATGTTAGTGATTACTTACTTGCGTTTGAGAGCAATGGCAGAGCGCAATACTACAACCTGACCAGCTCAACTCTGGGCAATGTAGCCAACGCTAGCACGTTTTCTGGGTCGGGCATCACCACAGCTCAGTACAACAACGAGCGTGTTCTTATAGGTGACCCCAGCAAAGGCTTGTACAACTGGGACGGCAACACTGTAGTGTCTATAGGCTCAGTGGGCGTGATAGGCATCACCAACCCAGGCAGCGGATACACAACAGCACCCACCATTACTTTGGGTGCGCCTAACGAAACAGGCGGTGTGCAGGCGACTGCGGTGGCTACCATCACCACAGGCTCTGGTGGTCTTGCAAGCATCAACGTCAGCTCTGGAGGTTCTGGTTACACCGCTGTGCCAGGCGTGACTATCGGCGCACCTAACCTTGTCGGCGGCATACAAGCAGAAGCCTCTGCCACCATTTCGGGCGGTATTGTTGTTGCAGTTGTCATCACCAATGCGGGTTCTGGCTATACGTCTGCTCCTAGCGTCACGTTCTCGTCAGGTGCAGCAGCCGCTACCGCTGTTCTCAATACAGGAACAGTCAACAGCATTACGTTGACCAACGCAGGAACAGGCTACACCAGCCCACCTACCATCACGATTACGGGTGGAGGCGGGTCTAACGCTGCCGCTATTGCCAGTATCAGCACGTTCAAAACAGGCACAGTCTCTGTGCTGGTGACCAACGGCGGTGCAGGGTACACCAACGCTGCCAACACGGTTGTGACGTTTTCTGGTTCAGGCTCCAGCGCCGCAGGCACAGCTATTCTTAGCGGTGGTCAGGTAACGCAAGTCATTATGACTAACCCTGGCTCTGGCTACACCAGCAACACCACTGTGACCATCACAGGTGGCGGGGCAACTAACAATGCTGTAGCCACAGCCGTGACCAACTTAGACGAGGTTGTGGACGTTGCCACGTTCTCTGGACGTACTTGGGTAGCGGCAGGTAGGACGCTGTACTACTCAGCCGCAGGAAGCTACTCTGACTTCACTTCTGTCAGCGCAGGCACGTTTGTGTTAACAGACAGCACCTTGCACGGCAACATACAGGCCATCATTTCTGCCAACAACTTTCTGTACATCTTTGGTGATGACAGTATCAACGTCATTTCTGATTTGCGGGTGACCACAACAGGCACAACCCTGTTCACCAACACCAACGTGAGTGCGTCTATAGGTACAAAACGTACTTACGCCATCTTCCCGTTCTTCCGTGCGTTATTGTTTATGAACGATTACGGGATGTACTCACTGGTTGGCTCCACTACCAGCAAGATTTCAGACGCTATGGACGGCGTTTTCCCGTACATAGACTTCACCAAGCCTGTGACAGGAGGCCAAGTTCTGCTCAACAACATCTTGTGTGCGGCGTTTAACTTCTACCTCAATAGCAGCTTTCCGACCAGCATCAGCACAGGAAGCAGGTATGTGCAGGCCGTGTTTTTTGAGAAAAAGTGGTTTATGACCAGCCAGGGAAGCCTAAATTTCATCAACTCAGCACCCCTTGCAGGCAACATTAACCTATATGGCGTGGCAGACACGGCACTTTACAGGTTGTACGCAAGCCCGACAGCCAGCATTTCTAGCACGATGAAGACCGCTTTGTCCCCTATGAAGGACCCTATACGGACAAAGCAAGCTCTAAAATTTGGTGTTGAAGCTACTCTGACCAACAGCGCAACCTTTGTAGTGACGGTAGATAGCGAGACTGGCAGCAGTCCACCCTATACGCTTAACAACACTGTGACATGGTTCAACAATGTAGGTACAACCTTAACATGGGTGAACAATAGCGCACAGACAATAGGCTGGTTGACAAGCAACGGGTATGCGCTCTACAAGTCGGATGCCCAGCAATACGGTAAGTATTTAGGCTTAACCATGACTAGCAATTCTGCTGGCTTTGTGTTAAATACGATTGAATTTGAACATGAATTGAGAGTGAGGTTCTAAAATGGCAGTTCCTTATACATTTGGCACGGCAACCGCTGCCATCCCCCTGTCCCAACTTGACAGCAACTTTGCCACTGCGATTACGCTGGGCAACACGGCTATGTATTTGGGGAACACGACTACCAGTGTGGGTAACCTGACACTCACCAACGTCACTATCAGCAGCGGTACTGCCAACGTCACGGCAAACATCACTTACGGCACAGCAAATGCGGTGGTGTACAGCAATGCCAGCAACGTAGGTGTGACAAGTGCCAACTTCACATTCAACGGCACTACGGTGACGATGGCAAATGATGCCTCTATCAGCGGTCTGACTGTTGGTAAGGGTGGAGGTGCTGTCGCAACTAACTCTGCTTTTGGAAATATCGCTTTAACTAGCAATACCAGTGGCAATAGAAATGTAGCACTAGGCTACTATTCAATGATATACAACACAACAGGTAGTAATAATGTTGGAGTTGGAGTTTCTTCTGTATACAACAATACTACAGGAGGAAACAATACAGGTGTTGGCGATTCGGCATTAACTACGAACACTACAGGTTCATACAATACTGCTTTAGGTTCTGGAACTTTAGCCTCCAACACCACAGCATCTAACAACGTGGCTGTAGGTTATCAGGCTCTTTATACAAATACAACTGGTAGCGTTAATACTGCGGTTGGTCGTTTAGCACTTGCCAACAACACTACGGCATCTAACAACTCGGCATTTGGCGAAGGTGCTTTATTTTTAAACACAACTGGCGCATCTAATGTGGCTATTGGTCTTGGAGCATTAGGCGCCAACACCACAGCCAGCTACAATACCGCTGTAGGTTATCAGGCTGGGTATAGTAATACGACTGGAACGCAAGTCACCGCATTGGGAACGAGCGCTGGATATAACAACACAGCCTCCTACAACACATTTGTTGGAGCGTTTGCTGGTCTGCTCAATACAAGCGGCACATACAATAATTTTATTGGTACTTACGATTCGTCAGGCTATGCCGCAGGGTATAGCAATACAACTGGCTCTCAAAACACGGCGATGGGCAATGGCGCATTAGCACGAAACACCACAGCATCTAACAACACCGCTGTTGGTTATCAGGCTGGTTATAACCATGTTTCGGCAACTGGCGGTATGACTGCTTTTGGTTATCAAGCCGCTTATACAAACAGCACAGGTAATTTTGTTACTGCGGTTGGCTATCAAGCGGTTTACACATCTAACAGTGCAAGCCCTGCACTTGGTGTTGGCTATCAAGCTCTTTATAACAACTCCACTGGCGGTGATAACACTGCTGTTGGTTCGTATCGTCCTTTATATAGCAACACTACTGGTTCCGCTAATTCAGCGGTTGGTCGTGAAGCTCTTAACGCAAACACCACTGGTTCAAACAATACCGCAATGGGTATGGGGTCACTCCAGTCCAACACCACAGCTAATAACAACACTGCTTTGGGTTATCAGGCTGCTTACTCAAAAACCACAGCATCTTCTGTAGTTGCTGTTGGCGCGTATGCCGGAAACGCAGGAACCACTGGCTCATTTGGCACTTATGTTGGAGTGGAGTCTGGGTACAATGTTACTGGTGCATACAACACCGCCATTGGTTATCGCTCATTAAACAACGGAGTATGTACTGGAGCCTATAACAGCGCACTTGGCGCTAATTCGTTGTACAACCTGACTTCAGGTCAATACAATGTTGGTTTGGGTAATGTTGCAGGTTTTAACATCACTACCGGCAGTTTTAATATCGCTGTTGGTTCTGATGCACTCTACTCCAACACCACAGCATCTAGCAATACTGCTGTAGGTTATCAGGCAGCGCAAAATGCTACTGGCGGCGATATAACTGCTATTGGTTATCAAGCTGGAAGTAACGTAACAAGTGGCGTTGGAAGCGTATATATTGGCAAAGGAAGTCAGGCGAGTTCTGGTTCTGCTAGTAATGAGATTGTTGTAGGCACTTCAAATGCAGGAACTGCAAAAGGCGCAAATACAGGTTTTATTAACCCCAATACAGGTGGCGTCTACCAAGGTAACAATTCTTCTACTTGGTCAACCACTTCTGACCGCCGTCTGAAGAAAAACATTGTTGACAACAACATTGGTTTGGAAAAAATTGCTGCCATTCAAGTGCGGAACTTTGAGTACCGTTTGCCTGAAGAAGTGGATGCAGAACTCAAGCCAGCAGATGCCATCCAAAAAGAAGGCGTACAGCTTGGTGTGATTGCCCAAGAACTGCAACAGGTGTTGCCTGAGTGCGTTAAGACCGAATCCACAGGCGTCATGTCTGTGAATACTGACAACTTGACTTGGTACTTAATCAACGCCGTCAAGGAACTCAAAGCCGAGGTGGACAGCCTCAAATCTCAACTTAACCAAGGAGCCTAAAGCATGACTACTTTTACCACCACCATCAATGCGATGTACACCCTGCAACAGCCTGACCCTAACTATGTGGTCAATGCTTTGTGGGAAGTTACTGGCGTAGACGGCGAGTACACCGCCTCTATCGGCGGCAACACCACTTTTAGCAGCGAGGAGATGGGGACATTTATTCCCTACGACCAACTGACAGAAGCCCAAGTCATTGGCTGGATTCCTGAGTCTGCAATTGAAAGCGCACAAGCCTGTGTGCAAGGCCAAATTGACAGCCTGATTAACCCACCTGTCAGCCCAGAAAATACGCCCCTTCCTTGGGCAGCATAACGGGAAACCGCCACCCGACCTTGGCGGTATTTAAGAGGGTACGTAAATGAAACTCGAACTTGACATCAACGAAATCAACTTCATCCTGAACGTGCTAGGTGATTTGCCCAGCAAAACAGGTGTGTGGCCTCTCATCCTGAAGATAAAAGAGCAGGCAGAGCCACAGGTTGAGCAGACAGAGGAAACTGTGCAATGAGCGTATCCGCAGCATTTTCGGTCACTGGCAACACGTACAAGATTACGGCATCAACATCTGCCCCATCTCCCGTACAAGTCGCATCTGCCGTAGGCGCAGGCGGCAACCAGTACCGCATCATCAACTCGTCTACGACACAGGGTGCATTTTTGTCTTTTGCACAAGACAGTGCGACAG